GTTTCTTCTGCTGATATGTTCTACATAGTTTTAAATCATTTCTCACAAAGTCGGGCATTGTGCATATATCTTCGTATTCGCAAGTCTTGCAATCTGCCATTCCTTACCTCCCATCTTTCCTATCAAGAACATACTCTGCAATACATAAACACGCTACAATTATTGCTACTAATGCGTACATTAGAACTTCAAACATTACTTACCTCCCATCTTTGCCAAATCTAAAAGACAATCATTCCACCCGTTATCATATTCGCTTACTTCGCCAGTGCAGAAATATCTTTCCTCTGGCAACGATACTAACGGACACCACTCTGCACGTTTTTCTTCACTGTTATAACAAAACTGTCTTTTTATTGCACAGTACTCATTATTGCACATATCACATTCATAACAGGTCTGTGGCATATCCATTACTAAAACCGCTTTACTCATTTGCTCCTCCCATCTTTGCCAGTGCTTCTTCTGCTTCGGAACGTGTGAGAAAAATTGTTGTTCCGATGCGTTCCTTTGTGCGAATTATCTTATGCCACTCTAAACCAATTTGAACCGCAAGTTCCAACAACCATTCCTTGTTGGCTTCGTCATAAACTACACCAATAAGTATCAACTCATACAATTCGTCTTTTTTTATTTGATATAATCTATCTCCCACCTTGCAAGGCAATTCAATCAGCAACCCTTGTTCTTCCTTGTCTATCAAATTCTGAATATGCTTCAAATCATCAACACTAACTCCGTTTGGTGCAAGCAATCCGCAGTAATACATAAATCTATCGCTTAACTTATCCATGCTTCACTCTCCCTTCTGATATGGTGCATCTAACGGCTTCCATGCGGTTATAATTCCGTTGTGCCAATACTCCTGCCGTTCGTATGTGGTTATTATTACCTCATGTGTGGCAATGTCTGTTCTTACTGATGCAAGCACTTTTTGTCCGTATCTTGGAAAGAGCATTTCAACCGTAGGAATCCACCCATTACCATATTCCTTTGCTACTTCTTGGACGATTTTCATTGCTTTCATATACCCATCATGTAACCCTTCGGCATAATCCACACGAACCGAAGCAAATTCGGCTTTCTTTGCTCCCAACCTCTCCAATATCTTCTCAATCATCAATCACACCCTCCAATAAATACTGTCCCATCTGCCGATAAATCTCTTTTCTTTCTTCTGCCGAATACTGTCGGTTTATTACTTCTAAGCACTGTTCTATATTTACTGTGGAAAAACCTTTATCCGTCATTTCTATTCCTCCTTTAACTGTTCTGCCACATTATTAGCAATGTCAATACACATTCCGATAAAACCACAGTTCGGTTCTCCGTCCATTTCTCTTGCAAAGCATTCGATTTCCAATACAACTGCTTCCGCAAATTCATCAATAGCCTTTGCCCTTATCTCTGCTTCGGTTGTGGTTGGTTGATTCTGTACCATCTGCATTGCAATCGTAAAATCATAACCCTTGCCAGTTCCTGCATAGTGCTTCTTGTATTCTTCTGTCATTGCATCGTATAACGCAACTTTATCAATTAAACACATTCCTTCCACTCCCTTCTTCCGTTCACCATAACCCATGTTTTACCAGTACAATCAAATGGTTTCTCAAATAACTTTGCACCTCGAATACCGCGATAATATCTGCCGTTTATTGTTTTTGGATTTAAACCTTTGATTTCTGCCCATTCAGATATAGTGTGGCTTTCTCCTTCATATTCGATATAAAGCGTATTTCTGCGGTTATTCGCTTGTTCTTTAGGTGTTGCCCATCTGCAATTACTCGGCTCGTAATTACCATTGGCATCTATTCTGTCCAAGGTTAATCCTTTTTCATATCCACTGGAAAACACCCACTTTTCAAATTCTTCAATATCGTGCCATTCCTCGCATACACTTATTCCCCTACCGCCATAATATTCGTAATTTGCAACCTTCGAATTATAGCATCGGTTCATCATGCCACAGTACGAGTAATACCACGGCTTATCACTAAATGTTTTCCCTTTGATTAACTCCGCCATCATTCTTCCTCCACTCTGTTGTTCCATGCTTCGATTGCTTTTCGCTCAACCTCTGCTTTTTTTTGCTACAAAATCACCTAAAATATTTGTAGGCAAATCTGCACCAACTGCACCGCCCCTTGCATTACATTTATTGCAACGAACAGAAAATACAACGTGTTGCCACGGACTCATTCCGTTCTTTTGGTAATAATGTATCTGTCCGCTTTTACTGTCTATTTTCAGTTTTTCACTTCCGCAAAACGGACATTTCTTTAACTCTGCCATCTACTCCACACCACCTTTTCTGACAATCCTAATTGCTTCATCAAAACAAATATCCACGATTTTCTGTAAATCACGCTTAAATATTATCAGAACTATCATTCTGACCTTATCAAGTGCAGTTACCTTTACCGTTTTTAGTTGTTCTACAACTTTTTCCATATCAAATGCTATCGGATAATAGTCAATAGTTTTTTTCATTATTAACATTGTATTTGGGCTGATTTTCTTTTCCGCAAATAACATATCAACTTCCGTCCTTAGACCTACCGCATCAATTAACCGCATCACTCCACCCCACTTATCTTTATAGGCTTTCCGCAGTATGGGCAGAACTTCCAATACTTTGCATCATCAACAAGATGTGATGTGCCATGTATCATCATAAAAGTTGCATTCTCTTTCAAATACCATTGCTCGCAACAATCCGCTTCCCACTTGGCTTCGGCTTCGTCTATAATGTTGTGAACCCTATTTACATCAATCATCGTTATGCTACTGCAATTCTCTTTTTTGTCGCCTATCTGCTCTCTCAACCAATCAAATATCTGTTTCATCACTCCACCTCCGCATCAATAATTTTTAAAACCGACTTGACACTAACTCTACGATTTACACAACCTATGCAATCTTGCCTTTTCCAAGGGTAACAATCTTCGTTACCGCAATTTTGAATATCTGCAATACGGCAGATTTTATATTTAAGTTTCTGCTTACTACTTGCCTCATCAAGCACCGCAAGCAACTCTGCCATTGCTACTACTGGAATATTTTCTTTATGCTTTTCTAATACTTCTCGGATTTCGTTAATCATTATCTACCCTTTCTTCCTTGAAACTACAAGTGTTTGTGTATGTCTTATCTGCAATAGTCATTATTCCATTATGCTTCGGATGTTCGCATACGTTGTAACAACCCTTGCCACTGTTATATTTACAATTTGCCGTACAATAAATGGTACATTTTCCTTTCTCCATATTTTTATCCTCCGTTTACCAACTGCAACTTACTTCTTCTCCAAAAATCAAATCCCCACAAATACCTCTGTGGCACTTACAGTACACTTTGCTTTTGCCGTGTAATAAATGTTCCATGCCACTATCCATAGGTAACTGTGTTAAAATGCTCTTGTCTTGGCTATATACAAGCACTGTTTCCCATAAGGGAGATTTATTTATCTTTACTACTGTTCCTCTCACTGTTTTTCCTTTCGTCCTTTGTTTCTACTTTTGAAAATAAGATGTATGCTAATACACCTAACGCCCACGCACCGCATATAAAATCTATAAATTTCATACCGCACCACCCTTTCTGACGTATCTACGTTCTATCCGGCAGAATGGTGTCCATTTGTGCCGTTTCGTATAAATCCTTGTGTAGATAAATCGCATTGTGGTTTTTCTGCTCCATTTACCAAATCTAATTACTATCACGTTATCACTCCTTTGCCTGTAAAAACCAAACTACTGTAAATACAACTCCTACTAAAAACCCTATAAAAAATGTCATTGTTATGTTCCCCCCTCCGAACCTAACCCAACTTGTAAGTAATCAATTTATTCTGTTTCTGCCAGTACACGTTACCACCACGTTTTTCCGGCAAGTTCCTTGTCATTTTTTCAGCGCAACTTACACAAATTCTACCGTCACGATCCAATGGATTTCCGCAAGTGTAACAAAGTCCATTTGCAACTCTTTCGCTTCTAGGAATTTCAATGCCCTTACGTTCCCGACTTTCTTGTTCGTATCTCTGCTTTTTGTAAAGGCATATCGTACACAACGTTCTACCGCTTTCAAACTTTCGTTTCCCACATCTTACGCACAACCCCTGTTCCTTTTTTTCATGGTATCTCTTGCGATGTGAAGATGCAGACTGTTCTAACACTTTATCCCATTACCTTTTTCGTGACTTTTCCATTGCATTTATTCTTTTCGCTCGACACTCCGGGCAAGAACGTTCTGTGCCAAACAATTTTTCTCTACCGCAATAAGGGCATATACCATTTGATAAATAATACTCTCTGCGTTCCTTACTTTTCCTGTTTGCCAGTTCCCGGCACTTCGAACAGGTCTTTCCGTCCGTGTCAAGTTCTCCGCCACACGTTGTACATACCCCTATTGCTGCTCTGTGTAATCTTTTTTCCTTATCTGCCATTTTTTTCACTTAGAGTAAAGACGTCTTTATTGTGCGCACAAACCTCATTACTCCTTATCTAATTTATTGATATAAGCCGTCTTTTAAATTTGCATCTGGGAACAAGATTATACTCAATTCCATTGTGGCTTTTTTCTTGCGTTTCGAAATTGTGGCAACCTCTACCCCAACTTCTTCTGCAATCGTCTGTAAATCCATTCCGTCAATGTAATACATTTCTAACGCTTCTCTCCAATCGTCACAGATCTCCTGGATAGCAGTTTCAATAATCGCAAGTAATATCTGTGTGCGATGTACTGTTTTTGCTTCTTCCATTGCCTTTTCTTCTGCAATTTCCTGTTCTGTTTGCTTTTCGATAAATCCACCCTGGCTATTAAAGGTCGTAATTGACTTACTGCGTTTCGGTGCGCCATATTCCAGAAGTTCATCAATCATACGATTATGAAAATCCACGGCCTTATACACGCTACCCAAATTATAGAGAATTGCTTCGGTTTTCTGATATGCCGACTTCTCACTCGGTTTTCTGATTTTACCTTGCTTTTCCAGTTCCAAAATGGTTTCTTGAACAATTCCTACCACTAACTCTTTATCCATTGTTTTTGTCCTCCAATTCCTTGATACTGTCATTGTTTACACCTAAACACACACGCACATCTGTCGGCAGTTTGGCAAGTTCCTTTTCTCTCTCAACACAATTCCGATAAACACGGTTGAAATTACTACTCGCAACACCGACATTAAACTCTGCATCATTCGCCCACATTCTAAGTTGTGCCGGAGTGCCGACTGCTTTCTGAATCAACGGTGGAAATTTCGCAAATTCTTCTTCTGCGTAATAATTCGCTTTGCAGATTGCCTTATACACCATGCTCCACGCTTCTGATTCCGTTAAACCACTACCCTGTGCCGTGGTCTTTAACGTGTGCAGTTTATCAATTACCTGTCCTACGCTCGGTGCAAATCCGATTGTGTCGGTACTGATATAGGCTTTTAACGCCGCCGCTATCTCTCCGTAACTGTATTCCGCTAACATCATGTGCCAAATATCCACCGTGTTAGATAAATCATTCGGCTTGTAGTTTGGGTATGTAGCAACCATTATTTGAATGATCCGCTTTGCTTCGTCCCTCGTCATTTCTTAACTCCTTCCCAAACTTAATTAACCCATTTGATAACAGGATTTCCTATAAAACCCTTTTCCCAAACAAACCACGCATAGGCAACTGCACTTGAACCTACTTCATCAAAATTACCGTTTTTAGCGCATTTAACTCTGCCAGAAAAAACATATATTGTTTTCGGTGGGTATTTTTTGAACAATTTCTTTCGTGCTTGACCTTCAAGAAAAGTTAATTTTAAAAACATTGCTATCTTCGTGCTATCCATTGAAATGTCAAGTGCGTGTTCAACAAATTCTTTTGCGTATTTATATGGCGGGGTAGTTATAATATCCCTTGAAAAATCTCTCTTACGATACTCTACATCTGTTTTCAAGAAGTCTAACACTTCTGTATCTTCAAAACCTCTGTCAATTAAATCTGTTGACTTTACATCATATCCGGCATTTAAAAGCACTTTCGAAATATGCCCTTCTCCACAAGCACATTCCCATACATAGTGACAAAAACTTTCGTTTTCAAGCAATATTTCAACAGCTTTTGGTTCTGTTGCGTAGTAATCATGCTGTTCTCGTTCTTCACTTGTATGGTTCGATGCACCTAATGTCGTATAAATACTTTTGTAATTTCCAGTCCAGTCATTCATTCGTATTTGTTACCTCCCCCCCTACACGTTATCCCAATCAATAGCACCTTTTTTCGGTTGCTCGGTCTGTCTCTTTTTATCGTTACCTTCCCACGTTCTCACTGCCGCTTGCCAGTCAACCATTTTCTTACCGTTGCTTAACTTCCAACCTCTAGCAGTGTAGTAATCACAAAAATGCTCTGCGTTGATACCGTTGTTTCGCTCCCGGCAATACTGCTCGACAACATCTACTGGTGGTGGAACCGTGTTTTTCGTAATCACATCAACATCGGACGGTTTTTCTTTAGGTACTTTAGTACCTTTCTTTTTTTTACCTAAATCTTTATCTTCTTCTAAATCTGTATCTGAGTCTAAACCTAAATCTATATCTATATCTGTGGAAACATTTTGGAAACATTTTGTTTCCAGTGCTATGTTTTCGCCCTCTGTTAGCGAATATGCCTTGTTTTCCTTGACTTTTAGCATTGATAATTCCTCTTGGAATGCCGTTGTTGTGTAACGGTCCCTCTGAATTGTATTGTGCATTCTCCAATGCTTGATAACGATTACCCCATCTTCGAATGACAGGATAAATCTCTTTGCTCTAAGCAACTTTAAATCATCGTCACTTGCACCTATCAGATTCTTAATTCGCTTTGGATTGCTAACGAACCCATCATCGTCTGCCCTCATATTCAAATGAAAGTACAGGCATTGTGTTGATAGTGGCATATCCAAAAATGCGTCACTATCGACTATCTTCATCGTAAACATTCTTTTGTTTGCCATTTCTTGTTTCCCACCTTGATTGTCTTATTATAAAAACGGTTTAGCCGTTGTTTAATTGCAACAAAAAAGCAACTTCCTAACAAGTGACGGCTTGCTAAGAAATTGCTCGTTTTCTGTAGTCATAGTATAAAGTTATGATATAATCAAGCACCGTCATACTCGACTACATCGCCTATTGTAACACAATGTTTTGCAAATTGCAACGGTTAAACCGTTTTTTTCTTTTAAAAAAAATTAAATATTTCTGTTTGCTCTCAACATTTCGCCACGCAATGCCCGTTCTTCTTCTGTCAAGTTTAACTTCTTAGGTGGTCTTACGGAGATCCACGATGTAGGTACATGAGCGCATAAACTTCCGTCAACGTTTTCTGCGATAATCTGACATTCTTCCGGGTGCTTTTCAGCAAGTTTCTTAATCTGCGTTTTGTATCTGCCCTGGGTGAATGTCACGGTTGCCCTTTCATCGTTTTCATAAAACTCAATCACATTTTCTCTAAGTTCTGCCATTACTCTACCTCCACAATTTCAATCTCTATGCGTGGGATTTTGTTATCTACCGAAAATTCGTCATAATAAATCCCGACTACATGGTGCCAATCATCCGATGTAATAACCTGTGCCTTTTGGAGTGCATCTTCGAATACCTTGTCTGCCATTGAACCGATATTGCCCCTGTCTCTCTTAGTGTTCTTCTCGAAAAATCGGTAATGGATTTCAATAGGTTTCTTTATCTTGATACCACGCATATACTTTCGAATGTACACGATGCACAAGTCCTCATTCTCACGCTTCATTCGTGCGCCCTTTTGTGGGTGGCTTGCACAAGCACTCAAATATTCGTTAAGGCTTGGCAGTCTGCCAGGTATTACTACTTTGTAAGTCATAGACTACCTCCTAAACAAAAGGCAATTCCTCACCGATTCCGTCTGGAATATTCATCCATCCCTCCGAATCGGTATTGCTTGACTTAGAACTGCTCGGTGTAGAATTGTCGCTTGCGCCCTTACTCTCGCAAAATTCGAAATTCTTCACTACAAATTCAATAGAATCTCTCTTGTTGCCACTCTTATCTTCGTACTGATTCTGTACCGCTTCACATTCAAGAAATAACTTTGTTCCCTTTGGTGCGTATTTTTCTAATGTTTCTGCCGTCTTATCCCATGCAGTACAATTAAAGAAACTGGTCTTTTTGTTATCTCCGTAACCCGTATCAACCGCAATAGCAAATCTGCCAACCGCCTTGTTACTCTGTGTGTATCTAATTTCAATATCTCTACAAGTTCTTGCTAAAAATAAGCATTTATTCACGCTATTTCCACCTTTCTATTCTTCTAAATAATCTTCGCCATCTACTACCTCAATGCAATCCGAACAACCAACAATGATACCGTTATTCTTGTATAGTTTTTTTGGTTCTTCTGCATCGCATATTGGGCATACAAATTTTGCTTTTTTGCATTCTCCGCAACCGTAACATTCTCCGATGCCTGTCAGTACACAACAGTACGCCATTTTATACCTCCGATTTCTTGAAACTCTCATTGCAATGTGGGCAATTTTTGATGTAATAGTTTGAAGCATAGTCAACTGTGTACCCTGTCACTTTGCCACCATTTAGCACGATTTTATATTGAGAGTAAATGTTTTTACCACATCTTTGGCAATGCCCATTTGACGGGGCCAACTGTGGAACTCCCATTTTCAAACAGTACATTGTCTGTGCTATCATTGCTTCTGTTTCTATTGTCATGTTCCCTCCTAATACCACTTACCGAACTCCCGGTGCCATTCTTCTTTTGTGTGTCCGTCTGCTAACCACAACTCTTGACATTTACGTTTCAACTTCAAGTCAAGTTCCTTGTTATGGGTGTGTACTCCGTATTGCCCTGTATGGTAGTCCGGGTGTAACGGAACCATAAAACCGTACTTTTCTGACCTTGTTTTGTTGAACTTGTTAAAAATATGGTGCAAGGCTGCGGGTTTTCGTCCACTCACATAGCAAGTGGTTAAATCTTTAGTTAATGCGCTCCACATAATCTGTAAATACTCACACGTTTTTTCGTTAGCACATCGACTTTCGAACCGACAACCTCGACACGGTCCATTTTCTCTAATTCAGTAAGGCGTGGCGCAACTTCCTGTCTTGTAGCAGTCATAATGTAACCTCGTAAAAATAGGACTTCCGCTATCTCCCTTGCCGTAAGTTCCTTATTGGATAAAACCTCTGTAATCAGTCGATAAAACCTGTTTCTGTCAATAGGTGTAACTTCCATGTGTTCTCCTTTCCAAAACGGTTAAACCGTTTTTAATGAGTAAAAAAAATTTAGTCCGTATAATCAAGCAATAATTCGCTAAAGTGAATAGCCTTTGTCAGTTTCTTACTTGACTTGCAATAATCACATACCTCGCATCTGATAGGTTCTATTTCTCCGTTCTTCAACATCTGAACATTGCCTATCTTCGCTTTGACTTCTATCAGTGCTTCTCTCAAAACTTCATCGTCAAGATAGATGATTTCAATATCCGGCACATCTTCTTTTGAAACGGCAGCAATGAAACACGGTAATGTTTCTCCTGTATTCTGTCTCACTAACTCCTGGTAGATTGCCATTTGATGTGTGTACGAATATTTCTCAACGAAACTTACATAACCTACGTCAGTGATCCGAAACGGCTTACGGATTGACCTTGTTGTTTTAAGGTCTACAATAGCCTTATGTGGAATGTAACTGTCAAGTTTACACTTAAAATTCACACCTTCAATCGTGCCAGTGAAGATTTTCTGCTTTTCGCCACTCATAAACTGCGAAAAAAGTTCATCCTCTTTGGTGCGATTATAAACATCAATGGCCTTCTGCCACTTCGCAAGAATATTTCCCTTTGTGGCCCCACGGCTACTAAATAAGTCAATGTCCGGGTGTTCTTTGTTGAAATCAGTTAAATCACCGTCATGCTCCCACAAGTAATCAACGATACTGCCGAATATGAGTGCATCACTTTTCGGTTCTTTATATTTTCCCTTTAATTCAGCGATTGCTTTTGCTTCACAAGCCGTTGTTCCTAATGATACGAACTTTTTAAACTGTGATGCCGAACAATATCTGCGGTCACTTTCAAGGTCGTAGTAATTTTGTGGTGTTAATATATAATCACTCATACTGTCTCCTATGCAAACGGTAAATTATCTGTATTGATTTCTTCAAGTTCTGTATAGTCCACTTCGACAATATCTGCTTCATTTTCGAATACATTCGGCACAACTGGTTTATCCGGCTTCTTATGTACATCAAAATCGGAAGTTTCCTCAAATAATCTCTGCATTTCGGCAGTTTCGAAATCCAATTCAATGTGCTTGCATAAACGTCTTAAAACGGTCTTTTTACACATTTCATCATAACTATTACGCCATGCGCCAGAATCCTTTGCTTTACTGTAATTTGTTCTGACACTCTCAATGTCTGCCTTACTCATAACTTCGTAACTCATGCCACCGTCTTTATATAAAACAACTGCAAATGCACCGACTATCTCATTGTCATTAAACGGTAACGGAGAAAACTCGATTGTCTGTCTACCGTCAACAATCTTTTCTGTGAAATCGTCTCCCTTGCGAACCACCTTAGAGTAAATGTCCTGTACTTCCCGGATAGAATACTTCTTACACAACTTCACTTCGCCCTTATAGTCCGTCTGAAACTGGCACTGTTTACCGTATGGGATTGCGTAACATTCTCCGTTCATCGGATCTAAACCCAAAAAGGACGCTTTCATTAAAGTGCGTACAATAGATACAGGTTCACATTGTGAAAAATCGGATTTCCCATCTCTGATAAGAAATACTGCGTTCTGTAAAAATCTCTTGGTGTTAAAACCTAACGGCAACGCATCTTTCTGACTTTCCAACGCATCGGCAAGGCCAGTATGTACCTGTGTGATTAACTGTGTATTACTTGTTCCCATTCTCTACCTCCAACTTTTCCTCTCTGATAACTCTAACTTCTCCATCAAGATTTCTTGCCACTTCCAGTTTTTTTTCATATCTTCCATCTTTAGATTCATAAAATGTTGCAGAAACCAATCCGTTTCTGTTTACAGAAATCGTACACCATTCTGCCCCATTATCTCTGACACTATTTACCATAGGTTCAAAAAACTGTGCAAAATCAAGTGCTAACTCTTTTTCGTTCATATCTGCTCCTTATCTCTGAAATTCTTTTCAGTGCTTCTTTGATTTTTCTGTCATTATCAGTCACATATTTGTCCGAAATAATGACAGTGGTTGCTCCAAATTTTCTGACTTCCTCCAATCCTCACCTCATTTTCTACCGTTTTGCCGTTTTACCAAACTTTTATGTAGCCGAACCTCCAAAACGGTTAAACCGTTGTTTTGGGTTAAAAAAATATGACACCATTATCTAGTAAAGTCAATCTCTGCATAAGTTAAGCCGTACAATTCTTCGATTTTACGAACCTGTTCTGTGTTTGGAAATGTCTTTCCTTTTTCCCAACTTCTTACTGTTTCACTAGAAACTCCCAGTTCGGTAGCGGCTTGCTTCTGTGTCATGTTTCTGTTTACTCTTGCAGCCTTTAGAGTCATCCCCATGTTGCACCCCCTTTCCTGTTGTATCCACATATTACCACTGTTAAACCGTTCTTGTCAATAGTAATTTTTGGAATTTATGAAATGATTTTACTAATTTGTTAAAATTTCTTTGTTTTTTCACTTGCATTTATTACGGTTTAGTCGTATAATGAACTTACAAAATCAAACAAAAATTTAAAAGGAGTGTGTATTATGACTATTGCTATTAGTAATTATGGTAACAAACAGACTTTTGCTAAGAACTTAAATAAATACATTGCAATGTGGGAAGATAAAGGATATACAAAAGAAATGATTGCAAAGGAACTCGGTGTTCCTGTTACTACATTTGCCGGGTGGTATCGTGGTGAATATTACCCTAGAATTGATAAGATTGAGAAAATGGCAGAATTTTTCAATACAACAAAATCCTGTTTAGTTGAAGAATACTCATTAACACCAGTACAGAACGAAACTGTTCAATATTTAATTACATCTGAATGTGGCGAAGAAATTTTAATCGAATTAGCACAGATGGACGCAAAGAATTATGAAAGACTTTTATCTTATATGCAGTTTTTAAACAATGGGGGTAAATAATGGGAATCAATGTGATGTATCTAAGAAAAAGCCGTGAAGATATAGAAGCGGAACAAAGTGGGCAAGGCGAAACACTCACTAGACATTACAATGCTTTAATGGAATTGTCTAAGCGATTGAATATGCCAGTAACAGAGGACCACATCTATCGTGAAATCGTTTCTGGTGACACCATCGTTGCACGACCAGAAATACAAAAAGTCCTTAGATTGATGGAACAGGGGGAAGTAGATAATTTACTTGTATATGATGTTGACCGTTTGAGTCGTGGTAATATGTCGGACCAGGGTAGAATTTTCAGTACGGTTTTCTACATGAAAGTAAACATTGTTACACCAGATAAGATTTACAACCCTTGCGATCCGTCTGATTCACAATTCTTTGAAATGAAACTTTTCTTTGCTCGCATAGAGTATAACAGTATTAAGAAACGTCTTATTGATGGCAGAGTGAAATCTTTCAACCAGGGATTGTATATACCTTCCGTTGCTCCGTATGGATATAACAGAATGAAAGTTCAAAAAGGCAAAGGATATACACTGACACCAAACGAACAAGAAGCACCGTATTTACGCATGATGTACGATATGGCAGAACAAGGTATTGGAGTAAATACTATTGCCGATAAGTTAAACAAACTCGGTGTTCCAACTCGACACGGTTCCTTGTGGACTGGTTCAGTTATCAAACGTGCATTACAGAATCCTCACTATATTGGTAAAGTTGTGCGTGGTATCAAATCGACACAAAGAATATTAACAGATGGTGTGGAAACTAAGAAAGTAAAACGTAACGAAAAATCGAAAATAGAAATTGTAGACGGTATTCACGAACCGCTTATTACAGAAGAACAATATTATAAAGTGCAATCTATCAGACTTTCGAACACAAAAACAGGTTGCAACGATAATAAAGATTTAAAAAATGAACTTGCCGGAATTATGAAATGTGGTTGTTGTGGAAAAGCCATGATATATACATCCCGTGACAAGAAATATCCGGGTTATTTAAAGTGCCGTTATAACTGTGGTAATAAACAGGCCAGACACCACTTAGTTGTAGAACGTGTACTTGATGCTCTAAAAGAATGGTACGCAGATTACACTGTAGAAAGTGTTCCGCTTGTTAGAGAATCACAATTACCGTTGTACGAATCTACTCTCGCTGCTCTCAAAGATGAATTAACTACCGTGGACGGCCAGATTGATTCTCTTTGTGATTTACTCGAAAAAGGTGTTTATTCACTTGATATGTACAATAAGAGGTCGGAAACGCTTTTCGCTCGAAAAAAGAAGATTGACGCTGATATTGTCAGCACGAAAGAACTAATAGAGAACGAAAAAACATTTGCAACCGACAATGAATCATTCGCACCAAAAGTTGAACGGCTTTTCGATATGTACGATGATATAGACACTGTCGGACGCAATCTGTTATTTAAAGAAGTCCTCGAAAAAGTGGAGTTTTGGAAAAGTGAAGATGGTATGCACAATTTCACAATTAAAATCTATCCAAAAATGCCGAGAAAATAAGGCTTTTTAAAATATTCCTTTTTGCAGTACCGTGGAGTACCTTATTCATAGGGCATTCCACGGTACTGCATTCTTTGAACCTACTTCTAATTTATTATACACTATTTTGTTTTTGTGTCAAATATTCTGGACTTACCCTATCAGTAATTCCGTCCATGTAGCAGCACCAACTGAACCGTCAACTGTAAGTTTCTTTGCTTTTTGGAATGCTCTAACAGAAGAATCCGTTTTAGGACCGAAACTGCCGTCTGCTTCACCGCAATTAAAACCTTTTGCATTCAAGATAACTTGCAACGTTTTTACGGCTTCACCCTTGCATCCTTTCTTTAACACAAGCACTTCTACTTTCACTTTTCTTTCGTATGCGCTCTCGCCATCCTGTAACGCCATTACAGTATGCCCGGATTTCACAAGAATATCACCACGGCGTAAATATTTGTCTGTGGTACGGTATTTTAATTCCGTAAGCACTTCAAATTCGCCCGTAGACTTAAACGCAGACACCATAGAACTTGTTGTCGGTGCATTTTCGTACACATAAGGAATTTCAATATCTGCACATTCAGCGCATACAGAAACAAGGGATGAACAATCACATTCACACTTGCCTACCTTGGATAAATCCCAATTTACGGCTTTTGCCTGTTTTCTTAAACTGTTCCTTTGGTTTTGGTCGTAACCGACATTCGGATTTGCACACGCATTTTCACATTCTCTTGCCATTATCTCGGCTTTTTCTTCATCCTTACAACGTAAAACAGTATGCCAACCACCATTATACCAATCACGGGTACAAACTTCCTTGCCCGTTGAATCGCCACTGACGTTGTTTTTCGCACCAAGTTCTCCGATGCTTGCATGACCGATTTTAATTGCCATTATTCATCACCTTCTTCATTAAGAATATCAACAATTTCTTCGACACCGATAATACTGTTTTTCACGCTTTCTGCATCAACTTTACCTTCGACAATGATGTAAGCCAACGCACTGATTAAAGTTGTAATTGCTCCGGCAATGGTTTCAACCTCGCTTGCATCTGCTCCAAGTGCAATAGCAATACCTGTTGCAATTCCGGCTATTGCTAACCATAACTTTCTTGATAACAATTTTCTTAATAAACTATTCATTTTCATTTCCTCCTTTTTCTCCTACTACTACTTTTGAAATCTTGATTGCTGCAAGAAGAAGTATTTCAACCCCTCCGGCACCAAGCGTATATTGAATCAATGTGTCTGGCACACTTCCTGTTACGCAAAAAATGACCTCCATCGAAACAATGAAGGCCATAATAAAAAATCCTATAACTAACAGTACCATATTAGAGGTCTTACGTTTCTTATTTTTTTTCGCCATATAAAAGCCCCCTATCTGTCAATAATAAAGTGTACAAACTCATCGTCATACATTTTACGAAACGCTCCGTTTCCATGCTTTGAAAAGTATTCCTGGAACAATGCGTTCATGTTCTCCCAATCGCTCCATGAGATATGTACTTTTCCGTCTGGTGCTATGTTTTTGCTAAAGTATCTCATGCCACTACCGATACGGTCACGGAGCATAGCGCAGTCGGTTTTATCATTTGCTCTCTTTGTTTCGTCCATTTCTACTTTCTGTTCATCTACTTTATCCTGGAGCCGATTAAGTTCTGCGACTATCTCATTCTTAAACGCTTCAATCTTATCTACGATTTCTGCAATGGATTTTTCAGTATTTTCAAGTCTCTTTTCGTTTGCTTCTCGTTTTCTCATGCCCTTAGTTGTAACGCCCAACTTTTTAAAAATAAACTCATAGAGTTTACATAAAATTGGATATAGCCACTTGATAAAATTAGCCACGGAATAAATCCCGGCCACCCAAAGCACCGTTTCGTAATATACAACTGTTGTCATTTCCTCCATTGTTGTATTCTCCTTTGTAAGTTAAACTATATTTTCCCCTTTGCAATCGCTGACATACCATTTTGTGTCGGATTGCTCATTACAAGTTCCCATGTGAGAGTGCTTGTATTTAATCTATAAAAACCATAAGTAGTATAATGGACATATATATACTCTCCGTCAACGTATGTTTTTCTTGGGCCGTGCATAAAATACGAATCTTTAGGCAATGCGAATTTTTCTCTAGTCACACCCGAAGCATACGGATATTTAAACCGATAAGGATATGCTGTCTGTGTATCGGTTTTAGTAAATTCGCCTATTACATACATATATTCTCCAACAATCTGCATATGCGCCTGTGGAGTATATGTTACTCCGGCAGCCGTTGAGGAGTTCATCATGTTAAAATAACCAGAAACACCCCATAATTCTTGTGGTGTCTTTTTGCAATAAATACCCTCGCTACTATCTGTGCTAATGTAGTAATAAACACCGTCATACGCAATACAGTAATATGTTACATCATCACTAATGTTTCGCATTTGAATCCACGTTGTTCCGTCTGTGGAATAGCACGACATTCCATCACCACAACACATCCATACACCAGAAGAAAAGTAATCAACGAAATGGTAGTCATACGTTCCATGCCCACTCATTGCCGTCCATGTTATTCCATCTAGTGAATAATATGAAGCACCATTATAGCCAATCGCAACAAATCTGCCGTTTCCATAGGCAACGCTATCAAATATGTCGCTCTTTCCAGTGCTTGATGTTATCCATGATGCACCGTCTGTCGAATATGCGGTTTGTCCGGCTTCTCCCAAGGCCACATATTTTCCATTTCCAAATGTTATACAACGTGGATTGAAGTTAAGCGTTCCAACACTTTCGTAATTTATGCCGTCCTGTGAACCGTATATTTCAGTGCCTTTGTAGAAACCTACGATATATGGAAAAAGGCGATTCCAAAGCAATGCGGTTTTTCCGTCTTCAACACGATACGCCTTTCTTGCTTTTACTGTTTTCAAATTATCGCACACATAAGCATTGGAAATATTTACGGTCTTTCCGGCAGAAGTGATATATGCTTTATTTGCCATAATATCACCTAGCCTTTCACGAAGATAATGGTACCTTCTAAGAAAGAAACATTTGCACCTTCGCCAGGATCGGTGTCCGTTACGACTACTGGCACGGAGTTTCCTGTATGCAATGCGATGTTTGTTTCTGGTTTTAATGTTGTGTAATCAACCGAAAAGACTTTAGTGCTACCGTTATGCGTTGCAAAAACACGAAAATTGTTCTTTTGAACATCAACAGATATATCGGAGCCAAAGGCGTTGTCACTATCTGGTTTCACAAATATTACTTCGCCTCCTTCTGAACCACTCAAACCTCCAGCAAAAACAATTTGTCCAGTTATTCTACCGCCTGTAGCATTTAGTTTCCCGTTCCATGCTGTTCGCTCTGCACTTGTAATATGGCCTACGGTGTCGGATAAATGAGAGATTAAGCTGCTAACTGCCTTTGCAATCTTACCCATTGCAGCCGATAACTTTTCTCCGCTTGAAAGAGCAGTGTTTGATGAAACAACGGTATAAGTCGGTGTTTGGTCGTTAGTCGCTACATTCGGAACGTTCCCAAGTCCAACCTGTTCTTTTGTAACACCATGAGGATTGCTTGTATCTGATAAGTGTGCTATTGCATTGTCTGTCCTGGTTGAAGTTGCTTTTAATTCGGTGTCAATAATATCGAATGAATCGTTGAAATCTTCGACATTATAAAAATCTGTTCCTTCCGGCTTTTTCAAACCGTAATTGGTCGTAGTCTGCATAGAAGATAACTCCTTCCTTATACTTTAAATTTGTTATCTTCTGTGCGTTCTACGTTCTTTTGTGCAATAAAAAAAGAACCGTTTAGGTTCTCATGCACTACATTGCTTCAATTTCGTTAATCAGTTCGGTGTATTCTTCGTCTGTCAGTCTGCCAGAAGCGTAATACACATCACAGTAGTTGAGCAATTCAACTTTGGATTTTCTACCTAACTTGATTAACTGCTTTACTAACTTGTACGCCATGCTTTCGTACCTCCTTAGATTTTTTTTATATCATGCCTAACTGCATGAGGGATAACTCATACATAGTATCGGCTTGACACTCGACTAAATCCGCTATTTCGGTCTGGAGGTCTGTAACAGTTCTCTCCAGAACGTCCACTCGCTTCTCCTCTGGAATGAACGGCTCCCAGTCTTTGTTAAGTACAAATTCGTTGTTGCGGTAGAAGTACTTACCATCTTCGTAATCCTCTGGTAAACTGTCAACCTCTGCTACTGTGTAGTTATGGTTAATTGCATACATCATTACGTTGTCGTTTTCGTCAAGTAATGCCCACTTTTCGAATGCCTCGTCGAAATATCCGTACACAATTTTAGGAGCGTACAGTAAAATACGTCCGTCTGCTGTAACTAATAAATTCATATAAAATCCTCCTTAACTCTCCTCTAGGTATGTGTTAATGCTAAACGACGTGAGATTACCTCCATAACTGGTAAGAGCCCCACTTGGAGTAGTCATGCTGGTATCTACAGTATAAGTAACTCCGTCAAACGTGTATGCAAACGTAATAGTCGCTGTAGTGTCCGTTTTCGTCGCTCTACTTGCGGATAATGAAATATTTCTATCTCCACACCACGTTTGCCCACTAACATAGCAATTATTTGTATGTGTGGTAACTAGCGTCAGCGTAGTACCATCATAAGAGTATACCCTTTTTGTAGCACTATAACTATCAAGAAAAGTAGTCTCATTGATACGGCTATAGAACACTGGACAAAAAGTTGTCGTTACTGTAGTTAATTCCGTTATCGCTTTTGTGCTAATATCGTATCGGTACATCTTATGGTTATAGTTTATTAAGATACTATTACCGCAAAGATGTATCCTTGACGCAGTACCACTATATGTCGGCGAACCATTTGCGGACGATGTAGGTTCGTGAAAAGTAAAGAAATTACTTGCCACTGTCGTAAAAGTCTTATTGGCAATATCGTACATTTCTAAACTAATATAGCATATAGCCTCGCCACTCGCTTTTTCACGACGATGTATAGCATGATATATGCACCCGTTATGATAAACCATATTACTATATGCTCTGCTAAAAGTCCCAGTTGGATAACCATAACCCGAATTGACAGAACTGTAAGTAAAATTATAACCAGTTGCTTGGTCGATTTTTGCCCCAGTGGAGTCGAACTCCACGTAGGTAACGTATGTTGTACCACCGCCACCCGATTGTGAACCACTTGAACCAGTGATAGTTAAACTTCTTCCGAATAATCTTCCGTCACAATTTATAAGTGGACTAACATTTCCTCCACGTGTACTTACGTTTGTCTTGCCGTCGTTATCTTTGAATATGGTACACGCTGGGCATTGCGTAAATGTTATTCCATCTGTGGAATACCATAATGTTGTATCAAACGTACCGCTGGGTGGAGCGTTATATCCCGAAAACCATTTTCCAAACGCATAAGCAGAAGAACCAATGGTAGTAGATGAACTATTTTTTTTACTGACCGTCCATGTAGACGGATTAGCAACGTCGGGATTATTAAGCACTACTGGAATTGTAGTTTCAGTAAATCTCGCGTGTGCTTTACCGAATAATCCGCTACTAAAACACAACCTTGCCTTACCGCCGATACCGATATACATTTTCTTGATTTTCCTAGCCTTACCGCCTACACCAAAGTAAGCCTTTTTCCCTTTACGGGCTTTACCGCCTACGCCAAAGTATAAACCTTTCGCCATATCGCCACCGCCTTACTCATAAACGATATAAATAGCACCGCTTAACAGTGTGCTACTTCCAGCCGTTAAATCCGATGTACCAGCACTAATCGCTCTTACCATAGAAGTTCCATAGTTAGTGTCTGCTGTGCCGATACCCGTTGTTCGGTTCACTACATTTTTAAGAGTGTTCATCGTAACAAGGTTTGTACTTGCCGTAATCGCTGTTGTAGTAGCCGTATTGTTTGTAATCGCTCTTGTGGTAACGGCTCCAGTACCAGCACCGATTAAGGCTTGCCCAGACGAAAATGTTGTTGCACCAGTGCCACCCTGCGCAACTGTCACTGTTGGGTTTGTACCGCCCGTAACGTGTCCAGCCGCATTCACTGTAACGCTCCTATATGTTCCAGCCGTAACACCGCTATTCGGATGCGTATAGGCATTTGCACCGCTTGCGATACCACTTAACTTTGTTTTCTCGTCTGTGGTATAAGATGCCGTAGTGTTATCCAGTACAGTTTTGTTGCTGTGGGAATGATGAATTGTAGCATCAGCAATATGGGAAATAAAAGTGCTGATTGCCTTTGCGATTTTGCCAAAAGCAACGCTTAATTTTTCGCCACTGGACAATGCTGTGTTTTCACTTGCTACCGTGTAAGTCGGTGTCTGGTCATTGGTTGCAACGTTTGGTACATTGCCAAGACCAACCTGTGCCGCCGTAACTCCATGAGGATTACTCTTATCATTTTTGTGGTTATCCAAATCTTGAGGGTTCGCAAGTTCTTCAATTGCTTTCAATTTTTCATCTATCAGATCCGCATTTTCATTGAAATCTTCAATGTTGTAAAAATCCGTAGATTCTGGTTTATTAAAACCGTAGTTTGTTGTCTTTTGCATTTTTTCTCACCTCGTTTAATTTCCTTGAATCTTAGCATGAGTATAAGATGCAAGTTGTCCATGTGTATATTGTGCAACTGCTTCATGTGTTACATATATAATGCTTACATCTAACATCATATTAGCCGGGATAATTTTATCCAGTGTGCTTTCTACAATCTTTTGCTGCTCTTTATTGGTTAATTCCAGTTTAACAACCACAGTAAGGTTCGAATTGTCTATCTCTAAAAAATACCCAGCGTCTCCACAGATATTAGTCAACATCGTTTTCAACGTTTCTTTTGTATATGGTATTTCCGATGTAATAAGACTGTTAATTCGTAACCTTCTTGTTTCGAGACTGTCAGTTTGTTTGGAGGCAATATTAAGCATTTTCTCCCAACGCCTACACCCGGACGGTTCAAGAGTGGAAACAAACTGATTTTTGTAGGTCTCGTCTCTTGCTTTCTGTAACCGCTTGAACTCGTTGGTAAGTGCATTAGATATATGCTTTATTTCTTTCGTTTCCGCAACGACTGGTGGAAAGTAAGAATAAATATCAATAGGTCTAGTTAGCACTTATATTCCCCCTTACTGCGATATTGTCAGCACTGATTTCAAGGTTTTTTGTTCCCCCGTTCAGTGTGGTGCCGAAAATGTCAACAACGCCTTGTACATTGAGTATTTTTGCATCTAACTGACTAATACGAACAATGACTGCTGTTGTTTCCCATTCCTTATTAAGCTCAGTAAAGTAGTCATCAATAGCCTGTGTGATTGTGTTGCCGATTGCTTCCCACGAATACCCTTCTGCGTAAGTCAGTGTCAATCCAACGTCTACAGAAGTGCTACCGCAAGGGAAAACGTGTACGTTATGGTCGATTGATACAAGGCCGTCTCCGTTACCGTCTGTCGGATCGAGTGTCTGTTTTACCAGGCTTACTGTTTCCGCTGTAGGAATGCCATAATCACTTGCCTGTATTACCAATGCCACATTACCGACTTCTGTTTCCATATTGCCGTTTGTGTGTGGGTAAACATGAACGCCACCAACACCGTTAATGTCATTGACACTTGCGATGTACTGTGCTTTGTTCCAACCGTACTGATTGTTATTGAAAGAATCGAAATATTCCTGTCTAAAACTGTCCTCGGACTGTTCATCCTCACCCAAAACAAGAATTTCTGTAATCTCTGCACTTTCAAGTCCGGCAATCGCCTGGATTGGAATAATGGTTCCTGTATAACCGTTTGCAATAGTTCCTGGCTGTTCACACATTAACTTAAATGTAGTGTCGTTTATCTGCTCTGTCACAACATAAGTTAAATCATCCAGGAAAAAGCGTTCTCCGATTGCAACGGCAATGTTAAATTCGCCTTTTACAATCGCATTTGTTGGCGCATTCGGTTGCAGTCCTCGTTCAGATGCTCTTCTAATCAAGCCATCCATACTGGCACTGTCCGCATACGTCTCTGTCATTATCATTTCATTTTCTTCATACGCAAGCATAAATTCTATGGCTGCGGCAGACAAAACATCGTGAGCTAAACTGCCCTCTCGTTTGTCTATCTCATTCGGAATATCTGCAAGCATACGGTCTAAAATTTCTTCATGTGTCATCTTGCCCTCCTTATACTGCGAATGTTGTATTGCTTTCGAATGAACCTACATTAGAATGAACAACAAAAAAGACGGTCAGTTTATTGCCGTCTACTTTAAATTCGAAGTCGCTTACACTGTCGATTCTATCGTCCTGTGTGAGTGCTTCGCCTATTCTTCTTTTCAGTTCCGACTTGCAATAGTCCATATCTTTTCCGTACAAGTCCTTTGTTTCAACCCCATAATTCCACGAATAAATAAGGTAATTGTATCTCTCGGTATTCAGTGCCTTATAAACCGCCTGTTTTACCGCTTCGACACCGTCAACTTTGCCTACTATTCGCTCATTCAATACGTCCATTCGATACGTCAAGGAAGGTTGTTCCTGTTCCGCTACTATACCATTACTATTCGGCAACATAGATTATCCTCCTATCCTATCTAAGATAATATATTTTTTACCGCCTTGCTGACGGAGAACAATAACTTTATCATTAACCTTTAACGGATCATTTTTAGTTAATCTCTCTGCGATAACAAGAAAATCTTCTACGATAATCTTACTGTCTATCTGAACTTTTAAGGGATTGATTGCTTTTACAGTGCCAAAAAGTACGGCAGTAGGATATGTGCCATCATTCTGTTGTTGTGCCAACAATTTAATTGCTTCTGCTAACATTTCCTACCTCCTATTCAAAATAATAATTTCCACTTACTTTAAGATCCATGAAATGCTCATTCTCGGAAAATTTGTGCGTTGCACTTTCAATCAGCATATAGTTTGATAATTCCTGGTCCCTCAATTTCAGTTTCACAATAGGACTTCTACCACCACGGCACCTTACATCACCTATGTAACCATTCAAACTAAGTGTCTGTGATTTCTTGTTGTACAAGGAAAGCATTTTGCTTACTTTTTCTTGCGCACCAGTTTCAGAGTTAATTGATTCATACAACTGTAACTTGCCCCACTTATTGATGTTATCACCATCATATTCAGTATAAATCTTTCTTTTACCAGTCTTATCATCGTTATAACCTAACTTGATTGAGTTATAAGTCGCACCATCTATTGATGTTTTGTAACTATAACTCGCTCCGTTGTCGGCATCTAAACACAAATCTGGTATTACAAGTGATGCGATACTATTCATTCTTAATTTCCCGTAATCGTCCCATAGGCAATACAGTTTCCCGGTTGCCATAAGGGTTTCATCCAGATTATTCAGAATAATATCGAAAATCGTTGCTCCGTCCTCGTCTTTAGAGATTCTATGAGCCGTATCATCACACTGCCCTAACGTCAGATAATTTTGACTTGCGAACATTTTCAAAAGTTCTGTTGCGCTTTTAGCAGTGTAAATAATGGAATCCTTGTTTTTGAAGTATCGCAACTGGTCGTAGCAAGTTATCGAAAGAATTTCGTCATTTTCACTGGAAATCGAAAAAACATACCCGGCAAATACTTCTTTGCCATCTACTGTGAAATTAACTAAATTACCTTCTTCCACATTGAGAGTATCATCATATAAGCACTCGAATGTGAGTTTTCCGGGAGAAGATTTTCTGTGTGTTTCCCATGTGACAGTTCCTACCACTACAGGGTAGTAACATTTAGAACCGTTTTGTACTGCTAACGAATATCCCATGTTACCACCCCCTATACTGTAATAACTTTCTTGTCCTTATCAACAATCTTCCAACCTTTACCTCGTCCACCCATAGAAGTGTAATAACTATATACTTGGTTCCAACTAATAAATTGTCCTGGTATGCTCATTCCAAATCCGATAGAAGTATCTGTGATAATATAACCACCAGATGCCGTCATAATGCTATACGGTGGATTGCCTTTAGAACCGCCCTTTGGTTGTTCCTTGACCTCGGTTTTAATATTATCTACTCCCGGAATTATCAGTTTTGTGCCAGGGTAAATCCAGTGTCCGTTGCTACTGCTACCTTTGCCATGCTTTTTCGCTTCGTTTTCGATAACCGTTTTGTTGGCTTCGTATATCTGTTTATACTTTGAAAAATCACCATATTGTAGTTTTGCGATTTTCTCTAATGTGTCACCGCTTTTCACTACATAAGTGCCACCACCTACAGGTGCGGAAGATGTGTCACGTTTGGTTTCGGTTTTCGTTTCTCCCTCTTTGCTAACCTTTACGACTTTCGTTGCCACATAAATGTACTGTTTCAGTTTAACCGACACACGAACATCGAACCCGTCTTTTACATCTTCTACTGGTTTGAAATCTTCCAAAGTTACTTTTACGTTAATATCACTGATAAATTCTCCCTTTGGTGTACTTCTCGTAAGGATATACTCAAAGACTTTCTTTTCGTTTTTCAGTTTTTCGAGCAAATCGAGATAATAATAAGCCGACTTGAAACCGTCCTCATATACCGCAAACGGATATTGAGACATAGGCAACAGAAGTTCAAACGAATACTCGGTAAGTCCTGGTGTTTTCGGTATGTTAAACTCCCCACCATTCAACAAGTTATGCGTTTTATTCTTATTACCAGACGATACCGTGATTTTACCGGGTGCAATAGGGTATCGCACACCGTTCAAAAATAATTTGTACATAATGCAATACCCCCTTTAATAATGCGCCACTTCTGCGGAACTATAGATGCTTTCAATTAACTGTTCTTCGATGTAATTTGTCACACCATCAAGATCCATTTCGTTATTTACGTTGTTTGTGTTCTCAAATGTCACTGTTAATGGAATTGTAGTAAATCGGTTGATTGCTTCTTGCTCTGCAATATCTCTTAAATATTCTAATTCCTCTGATGTAATTTCGAGAGTGTTAGCAATATCGTCCGTATTGTAAGCAGTTTTCCATGAACTATCAAGCAATTCATCCATGTTGAATAAATCATCAAAATCCGGCAATTTGAATTTCGATGCAATACCATCGCCCCATGCAGTTCCGGCTTTAAAAGCCTCTCCATAATCGAAAGTTCCAACGTGATAGTCGCTTGAGTTAATCTTTGCCATTACTTCTGTGCCTTTACCAAATGTGTCCTCCGACCATTTTTCAAGGTCACTTCTCCAACCGTCTACTGCATCGCCTAAATTCTGACCGAATACGGCATCCATTGCTCTGACAATAATTTCTAATACACCCAAAACCGTATCAACTAAATCAAGGAACAGTCTTGCGATAGAACCGCCCAAATCATTAAACACACTTGCAAAGAAATTCACAAATGATGCTAAGAAATTCCATAATTCTACGAAAAGGTCAATGGCAACATTGATAAGTCCTACGAAAAGGTTAGCAACAAATGCACACGCTATCATAAGTGCGCCCGCAATTAAACCTATACCAGATTGTGCTAACTCTGTCGTTTCCGCAATCCAATTACATAACAAAACAATTATTACAATCAATGCAACAACTGCCGCAATAATCCATGTAACAGGACAAGCATATAATGCAGCATTAAAAGCAGTTTGTGCCATCGTCAGATTTCCAACTGCTAAAGCCGATAAGCCACACGCAACTTGATATGCTACCATTCCAACGGTTGCTAAACTTGTGGCTGCCCAATGCGCTATAGCAGATAACGCACCTATTACCATCAAAGTAGTTGCAAACGCTATTAAAGGTAACAACATTTCGAAATTATCATAGCAAAATTCCGCTACCTTACCTATGGCATCTATAGCACCTGTGGCTACAATACTCATAACATGAAAACTACTGACAAGGTCATTAACAAATTCTTGGAACTTCTTGTTATTAACAATCTCGTTAATCTTGTTAAGAAGCGGTTGGAATGCTTGTGTTGCTCCATTTCTTATCAGTGTTCCGACCTGGCCCCATGTATAACCTAAGTCCTTAAACGTTTCGTCTGTTTCGTTTGCAGATGTAAGTAAAGCATTTCTTACAACCTCTGCGGTTACAAGTCCTTCTGCTGCCATTTCTTTCATCGTACCAACGTCAACATTTAAGTATTTAGCAATCTGCTTTGCTACCAGTGGCATACCTTCCATTACGGATCGTAATTCATCACCGTCAAGTTTGCCCTTTGCCATAGACTGTGTCAACTGATACATGGCCTGTGAAGATTCATAAACACTTGCGCCGGATAACGTTGCCAACTTGTTAAACTGCTCGACAAACTTGATAATCTGGTCGTTATTATCAAAGTGTTCGCTTGCGTTTGTACCTAACTTTGCTACTTGATTCAAAGTGTCAGTATAAGCCGCCCTCGCAAGGGTTGCACTCGCCATAATCTTCTGGTTAAGTTCGTCTACAGATTCATCCCCGGCAAACAATTCTAATCTTTGTTTACCTAAAGTCAACGTATCGGAAGTGTCTACTACTTTTTCCACGGTCTGCATGGTTAAATATGCTCCGGCTATGTTTCGCAAATTCTTTAGCAAACCACTGGCCGCATCTTCGCCTTGATTAAACGCATCGTTAAGTTTGTTCTGTGCATTGACAGAATCTTGTATCTGTTGTTCGACACGTTGCATTTCTGCTTCAACTGCGGAAACGGCATCACGGGCTGCGTGTAACTGTGGAATATCAAACATATTATCCTCTGCAACGGCTACTCGTTCCATGTTGTTGATAACGATATTTAATGCTTTTGATATGTTCTTTAACGGATTCGACATAGCATCATTCAGCATTATCGTTGAACTTATAGCACCCACAATTACCACCTACCTTCTTTTTGATTTCGATTTCATTTTATCCGCTTGTTTTTTATCATCCTCTGCTTTTATCTGAATGGATGCAATAACAAACGCTTTTTCTTTATTAGATAAATTGAGATACTCATGCGGTTTCCACTTTAATTTCTGAATGCAGAAATGAAGTATCGTTCCCTCACCAGTATCTCTTATCAGTTTTTTGCTTCTTCTATATCGTCATTGATATTTGTATATCCGTTGACTTCCGTTACCTTTGCACTTAATAAATCAAGTTCGCCCGGAATAAGCATGACATTTAATAACTGTTCAGCACTCATAATGGATGTGCCTGTCTTTTTGCCCCAACTGTCCTGTAACGCTGCATTATTGAGGTCTGGATAAACCACGGTTGCCGCACACATCATAGTGTTATAACGTGTGGAGTCAAAATCCTGTGTGTACTGCCCTCTCTTGCCCGGAATAGGTACTTTCTTTACGCACTTCTTCTTGATTTCAGTACATTCTTCGGAAGAAACTGCCTTTAACTGCCACTTCAACGGATTTCCTTCTTTGTCTTTAAAACGTGGACTTGCCACATATTCTACAACTTCGCTTTCTTCTACATTATCTGCAAAAAATAATTCTAATTCATTCATAATCATACCGTCCTTTCGTATGTGTCCTTGTTAAAGGGTGGAAATAAGTAGGACTTCCTTACTTTCGGTTACGTTGACCTATCCACCCCTATAAATGTTTAAGCAGTTAATACCGCTAACTCTGTAAATTCTTCGTCCAGATCCCAATCTTCGAAAGTGAAATCCACGGTTTCGTCAAGGTATTCACCGTCTGCATCCATCTTCGCCAAAATTACACTGTCAAGGTTACAACCCTTTAATGTAGTTGTCTGTCGTCCGGCAGCACTGGTCTTATCCTCGTTTGTTACCTGGATGTCAAAGTAGGTATCAATACCTTCCTTTGCGTATTTCAGCATAATCTTACGCATGATAGAAGTATTGTAGTGAAGTGTCATACTTCCACTGTAAGTTACGCCTGTTGCCTTATTGCCCTTAGACATTTTTCCTAAAATCGGAACTTCTGTCTTGTTCTTTTCTGCTTTTGCTTCAAGGCTAATTGCCTGTGCAAAGTTATAGCGAACACCATCCAGTGTTACATAACAACTAGCGGCACTACCGAATACGGTATCTTTTGCACTCATTGTACCTGGCATACGTTATCCCTCCTTAATTTACCTTTACAACGCAATATAACTGTTCCATCGCCATTACTGGTGTGATGTACCAATTTACTGCAACCGACTTTTTGAGATTTCCTTCTTCTACGGTAATGTCCTCGGAAGAAAAGTTCTGAATTGCTCCGATGTTCTGCATCTGTTCACAAGCGGAAACAAGCATACTCTTTAATGCAATTCGTCCGTCAGCATTGTTCTGAACCTTACCTAAGAAGGTCTTGTTGAAAATGCTTGCGGTTGTGTTTGCAACTTCGTCCAGTACACGGATAACCTGGTTTGCAGAAAAATCACTTGTCTTATCTGCCGTTACGCTCACAAAGGAGTTAATATCAGATAATACATTTACGGTATCTCCTACCTTGTGGAATACGAACTTGCCAGACTTAATTGCCTTTTCAAGTTCAACCTGGGAATAGGAACTAACTAATGTTAATTCACCATCATATACCTTGTTTGTAAGAGACTTGTTAATAGGCGCACTCGCAATCGCACCTGTTACCCACGGAACCGCCTTTAAATCGTCCACGTTGATAACACCTTCGTAGTCTGCTGCAACATCATGTACGATTAACTGGAACTTAGCACCAACTTCATCACGCATACGCTTTACATACGCTACCGCTACATTCTTGGTTGTTTCCTCGTCAGACATAATGCCCAAAGCGTTGAAACTGTAACTTTCTAAAGCAGTAAGTGCATTGGTATAAGATTCTCCTGTCACTGCGGAGTTTGTACCGCCTGTTAAGGAAACTCCGGCAGTCACTTCTAATGTTGCATCTGCCTTAAATGTTACAAAGTTATTTGCTTTTAACTCTGTAGCACTTGCAACAACCTGTGCATCAACACGAACTGTATCTAAGTAAGTTTCAACATTGAACTTAGTAGGTTCGTCCACGTTTGCAGAAATAACAATCTTAATGTCGTTACCTCTTGTTCCGGCATACTTTGCATCTGCATATACGCAAGTTGCCTTGTCACCACTGCCGTTCAAACGATACAGATATAATCTTGTTGCATTCTTCATCACTTCACGGATCGTAACTAACTTTTCGTTGTCATAGGAATAACCTAAGATTTCTTTAGCACTAGAAACAAGCGTTCCGTTATCCAGTGTCATAACTTCGGTTGTACCCCAATCAAGTTCAACAGGTAACGCAACAATTCCACGCTCACCTAATGTGGCAGCGAGTTTTGCGGTACTAATGAAGTTAATATAACAACCCGGCAAAATCTTGTTCTGTGTTGTAAAAATTCCTCCACCTAACATTTTCTATCTCCTTTCTACGCTCTTGTCTTTTTATACTTTTCAATGGCTGCTTCTACTTCTGCAATGGTGTATTCCACATCATCTTTCAGAAGAACCGATAAAATGTCACGGTATTCAGCAAGCCTTTTAGACTGTTTAATATCTACACCACGAAATTTCGGTGCAGTGGCCTTCTTTTCTGCCATACTTTTACCGCCTTTCTAATACGCCCATCAACTCGCTTGTGTCTCCGTCCTTAGTGGCATAAAAATCATAATTTACGAAAGCGTGTAATTGCTTTCCGACTACAACTGTTCTTATGTCCGTTCCTCGGAGTTTTGTTCCGTCAGCAAGTGTTATATAATGAAGAATGTTTTTTATGTCACTCTGTACTCCGTAACATTCGTTCATTGGTTCGTACTCGCTTTTCGGAAAATACACAATTTTAACTGGATTGATTAGCAAGTACCGATTCATTGGTTTAGCAATCTCTTGCGTTTCCAACATTTGCACAAAAAAACAAGGAGTAGTAAATCCTTGTTCTTTGCTTTCTATTTCAATATTGTAATCATCACCAAACTGCTCATAGATTCTATTGGTGATAGCATCCCGTATCTGCTTAGTCATTAAATACCTCCTGTAAGAAACTGCGTATCTTGGATTCAATGATTGACTTGCTATTTCTCTTTAAATCTTGTTCTGACAGATACAAGAAATGTTGTCCCGGAATGTACGCTTGTTTCAACCGTCTATATTCCTTTTCCCCATCGACTATAACAGGGAATAACTGTCCTACGTTCTGACAGTGTCCTTGTTCGACATACGATGCGTACTCTTGACTATTAACTACTTCAATCGTGTATGAATTTCCGTGTTGATGAACAACCAAATTCTTGTTATCTTCTTGCCATGCCTTTCGCAAATCTCCGGCATCTTTACCATTGACACGCTCATATAGTTGCCCATTGATAACTTTGGGTGCATACACTGGCGTTCTCGGAATTACACGGCTCAATAGATACTCGGCCATTTTTGTAGCAATCTGATTCATAACATCACTTGTATTGCTTGCCTTTTCAAGTTTCTGTTGAAGCCGTTTCAATTCTTTACAATCTACCATTTGCTATCCCTCCGTATAGGCATCCAACAATACTTCTTGGTGGTATTTATATACTAAAGGTTTACCGCTTCGCTTATACGTTTCTGTAACATTGTTCTGCGTTACTGTGATTTTTGCACCGACTTTGATTTCAATTTCTGGCGCAATAAACAGTTTGATTTCTTGGTATGATGTGTTTACCGTGTCTGACTGGCTCGCAGAACCACCTTTTTGATAACTAAGTCGGCACGGTTGATTTTCGCAATATACTACTGGTTCCGTTCTATTTACACCGTTCACTCGCCTTGATTCAAGGTTTGTAATCGTGCATAAACCATCATAGCGACTTTCGATTGCCTTTCTTACCATCGCATTTTACGGAAAGCAGCAACATCACGCTTTCCATACTCCTTTAGATTTCTAATGAAGTTATTCAATGCTTTCTGTGGTGTCAGACTATCGCTTGTAGCAAATTCTACCGTTGTGTCGCCTTCAACAATCTTCTTTGCTACCATGTCGATATTTAATGTGGTTGTCAAAGTACCTACGGCACTTTTCGATTCAAGAAAAGCACCGCAAGTACGATTGATAACTACCTTGTCAAGTTCTTCTGGAACTTCTGTAATATTGCACTGATTGAGTATTTCACGTTCTGTAACGTCTTTCATGTACTCGATAAGAGACTTTTCATCGTCACTTACTGCGGAATACCCAATCAGTTTCAGCACATCAATAACCTGTGCCACCTTTACCATGATTAACCTCTAGAGATAATTCTCGCAATTGGAATAGCCTTGTGGTTGATGAAGGAACGGTTAGCCGCTACGGATTCGCCAGAATGAACTAATGTCCAGTTTTCACCCTTTTCAAGTTCTGCATCTGTTGGAGATAAAGAAGCCTGGGAAACCTTTTCATAGGAAATACCGAATGGAGCAAATACCTTTCTCTGTCTCATGTAGAGAGTATCTTCGCCACCGTTTACCTTCGGATCACGGTCCATTTCATAAGGAACCTTTGCGCCAATATCTTCGTAGTCGAATGCGCCATCGCCTAAAACGTATGTGGTGTACTTAGTAACTGCATCGTCACCGTCACCCACAACTTCTACAGGCATTGCATCGTCAATAACTACTAACTTGTTGCCCCACTGTGCAAGGTCAAGATTTCTCTGAATACCCTGTGGATCTGTGTACTTTAAATGTTCTAACAGATTGAGGTTTTCAAGTCCTGTTGCAACATCGGAGTGCATGAATACTAAGGAGAACTTCTTCTTGTTAGCACCACAAGCCTTGTTTGTTGCGGTATTGAGTGTAGTTGCTTCCATAGCACCCTCGATTTCAGTAGTGTGCTTGTCTACGAACTCAACGTTCTTTGCACCATTAGCCATAGAGAAGATACCCTTTAAGATTGCAAGGATTGTATTCTGGTCTAATGTGTCCTTGTACTGTGCAACCTGTTCCTTTACGTTTTCCATGAAGTCAACGCCAGTAAGGTCATAGGCGAAATCAGTTTCTACCCATGCCTTTGCTCTGCCGACTACCTGTACACCACGTTCAAAGGTCTTTGTCTTTGTTGCGGTGATGTCGGTCTGACCGTCATAGTTTACTGCATCGCCATCAAGTAAACCTCTGATAGCGATTCTTGCGTAATTTACACCGTTCTGTGCGGTCATTACGTTCTTAATGTCTGGATTTGCCTTTAATGCTCTGCTCTTTTTCAGTTCGTTGGTAGTTAAATTTGGGATTCTATCAACGCCGTACTTAAATGCCTCTGGATTAAAGGACTTGGAATCAAATTTTGTGTTTGCCATAGTTTTTTACTTCCTTTCTTGGTTGTTTTTATTCAAGTGTAGATAAGTCAACACCCGGATTCGCTCTCATAAAAGCATCCAGTTCTGCATAACTCATTTCACTCGGTTTCTTTACTACTGGTGGAGTAGGTTTTCCCGCCGGATTCATGCCCGCCGGATTCGCCTGTTCCTTACCAAAAAGATTTTTACTGAACTCGTTTTCTTTGAGTGCTGCAATCTGTTCGTCAAGTCCTGTAAGGTTTCCCTTTTTGTCGAACCCGACTTCGGATAAATCAATCAGTTTTAATGCCATATCAATATTTCTTGCTTCTGCCGTTCTCAAAGTGTCACGGATTGCACTATCGAGTTTCATTTTAGAAATCTCGCTCTCATACTGTTCTTTTGTTGTTGTGTTCTCTGTCTGCAACCGTTCAATCTCTGCCTGTAAACCTTCTGCATCAATCTTCTTTAATGCTTCTAACTGTTTGTCACGGTCTACAATCTGTGCTTTCAGTGCATCACGGTCCTTAATAACCTCATCAAGTCTTGCCTTTGGCACATAACCTTCAAGGTCGGCCTTTGCCAGTTCAATAATCTTTGCTACGTTTTCCTCCGCAACTCCGATGTTCAATAAATCTTCTTTTCTCATTTCTTTTTGCTCCCTTCAAACATTGTTTAACGTGGTTCAGTCCACGAACTTGAAATTGTTTTTTGTGTTTTACGTTCACCAACGAATTGCGGGAGTTGGATTTGAACCAACGATTTCTAGGTTATGAGCCTAGCGAGTTACCACTGCTCTATCCCGCCAATAAAAAAAGACAGAACCTATTTTGATTCTGCCTTTATCTTTTTACACATACTACATTGCTTTCTTGTTTTCTTACACACGCTTATCCAAGTCATTGCGCCGGACGAAGTGTGTACTGCTTTTAGTTGCTCATTTTTGCAAAGTGCCATACCCCCACGTTCCTTATCCTTTAGTGTTTTGTAGCAACAAAAAAGCACCCTATTTCTAGGATGCTTTTTAATCAAGATATTCTATTTCTTCTGCCAAACAATCAAATATTGGATACTCTTTTCCGTATCCTCCTTCCGCTTCGACTGTTTTCTCGTTGGCCTCTACCGAGTAGTGCGTCACGCCACCGACTTCGTAAATGTCAATGATAACACCGACTACATTATTCTTTTTAATTCTAACTGTATCATTTTCGTTCAATGCTATCACTCGTCCTCTCTATGTGCCGTAATCAATCTTGGTTTACTACTTGGCGTATTTTTCTGCCATACAGTTCTGAACCGTTTTTTCTTTGTTTTGCCCAATTCCATGAATATACTGAACTTCTCTGCTCCCGTGTCCTCAATTTTAATGTCTACTCTTTCATTCGTAGTCTGTGTCAGTATATCGTGCTTTAACAATTCCCCGTCCGAAGGTTCATATCCTACATTAAAAAATTCTTCTGCGTGTTTTGAACCTTGTTTCAAACAGAATTTATTGATTTTGTCATCATGGATTGTAAACTCTGATATTATTTTACCACTTTTCCCGGATTTTTCAAGTGCTTTACTGTTATTTACTACGGTTTTGCCGTACTTTTTATTCCATTCAGCAAAGGTCATTGTGTTTGGCACTTGAATTGTGTTGCCATCTTTATCCCTTGCCGCCCTTGTACCTGTTTCGAAATCTTCAAAGTATGGAAGTATTACACATCTACAATGTGGGTGCATCGGACTGTAATTAACACCGACTTCTGCATCTTTGACAAGGAACACTTTTCCGTCCAACTCTGCACAATCTTCGCAAGTCTTGGTATCAAGTGTCGCTAAGTATCTGTATTTCTTGATACTCTCATTATCAAAAGCCGTTTTTGTGCCTTGTCTTTCCGCATACGAACATTCGGTATCTATCATTGCTTTCATACTGTTTTCGAGCGTTTTAAAAGCCTTTTCTACCGAAATATCCTGGTCGTATATAATGCCTCGGTTTATCTCTTTGAGAATATCTTGTTGCAACCGTCCTTTGTAAAACAACATATCATCAATATAAGATTCCTTGTTGATGTGCCAATTTGGGTTAAGTTTGCCCAGAGTTACTTTGTTAAATCTATTTTTAATAAGTTGAATAACAAAAGCAGTCTCTAAAAGGTTATCCAAGAAACTTTTTTGCAAAACTTCCTCAAAATCATGGCTGAAATAATCAAAAAACGAATTTATAAGGCTATTGATTTCTGCTTTTAGTTTACGCTTTGTTATCTTACCCTTAGAAAATAGGAATAGTAACCGTTCAATATCTTCTTTTAGGCTATCTTCTGTTTCTATGACAGATAAGAGGAAACGAACATCTTCTGAATATTCGTTCTCCCCTATCTGAAACATATATTCCTCTAAAGTCATTCATCCTCACCATCCTTGTAGGTCGGTGTCTTTCCTGTAGGGTTATATGCTACTTCTTCTTTCATCTGTGTGGAAAGCAACTGTTTCTCTTTTTCTGGATCTACACACCACGGATGCTTTGCACGGATTGTTTCATCACTGATAATATCCTTAGATACAACACAATTCTGAATGATTGCATTTTCATCAATCATCATATTTCTATTGAATGTAAATGTTACCGTTGCATCCTCCGGCACGTTACCGCCTTTATTCTTAATGTCTGCATTGATAAAGAACATCATTTCTTCGAATGCTGCTTGCCACTCAACTTCCATATCGTCAGCATCAAGGTCCATATCGTGATAAGCCGTCTGAATGTGCATCTGGTTAGCATCGGAAGTCAATCGGTTGTCCTTTACATTAAAAGAACGTGCATTTTCAACCAATGCTTCTTTTAAAATACCTAAGATTGCTTTGTAGTTCTCGGCATTAACCTGTACCTGTAAGGTTTTTACGTCCCCGGCCTGTCCGTCAATCGTTGTTACCTTTACTGCACCGTATGTAGAAAGTTTCTGTCGGAAATCACCCAAATTCTCACCGTCATAATTGATAAGAACCATAATTGTGTTTCTCACATCTTCTTCCATGTTGTTTACGAAATTAGAAACTATACGGTTGATTGCATCTTGAATACTCTTTGTGTTACGGATCAGCGGGATTTCCTTTTCGTTTCTCTTGAAAACGATAAGTGGTATTCTCTGCCAGTTGAAATACTTCTTTTCGTAACCACCTTCTGCCGGAACATTGATAGAAGCATACGGTTCATCTTCTTCTAGTTCGTTCTCAAAAAGTCGGCCACCCTCTAATCGGTAATGCTTGATACCGTCTGCGGTGTAGTAATCGAAAAACTCAAATACCTTACGTTCTTCACCTTCGTAACCCTCAATGGTATATAAACGGCCAAACGCTTCTAAAATCGTTCTTTCTTCATCTTCAAAGAAAGGTATAATGTCCCATGAACGGAAGTGTTTCCACCGTAACACACTGTTACTGTCATAATACGGATATAAAAAAGCAACGCCCTTGTCGATACTTTCTCGACAAACTCTGTTTAATGTGCGGTGCATCTTTGCATTGTAGTATTTCTTTACGGTTTCACCATACTTAGAATCTTTTGCGGTAATGGTAAGTGGTTTTGCCATGATGTAGTTTTTCTTTTCGTCTACCGCTTTCTGGTACTGGTTGTCGATAATACGATTGTTCGGCAGATTGTCAACCTCAACTTTGTTACCGCCCTCACCAATTACTTCTCTTTTGGAGAATTTAATAGGGTGGTCCCCATTGTAATACTGGTCTGCTACAATCATTTCTTGCCGTTTCGCAGAATCTTTCCATTCTTTAATCTCTTTTTCAAGAAAACGCTTATCGGACATTACCGACTGTGCGCCTTCATTCACAATGTTGTTTGCAATGTTTGTCATTGCACCATACGGTAAGAATCCGTTCATGTTGCCTCCTTAATCAAAAGAAAAAGCCGAACCTCTCACTTTATCCATAACCGCATATCTCAAAGCGTCCATAGTATGTGAAAAATCATGGTTCGGTCTGTTTACCAAATTTCCTTGCTTATCTTTTTCCCAACTGTAATTACTAATGTCCGTGATTGTATGAGCGCAATTCGGATGAATAATCACTTTATACTGTTGTATTAACTGAATACCATACAAGACACTATCACGGCCTTTTCGTGCCGGTCTAGCCTTATACAGTCCTAAGTTTCTAAGTTCCTGGATGGATTTTGGTTCAGCACTATCACAAACTACAATCTGGTCTGAATAACCCAAACTCCAAACTGCATTGTAAATGTCCTCATTCGTGACGTTGTTCTTTACCCATTCATCAAAAACAAAGATTTCCTTGTTGTTATCATCAATCAAACAAGCCACAAATGCCGTTTCATCGGTAAAACCAAAGTCGATGCCGAATGCCGCTTTAATATGTCCTCTCTTACGGATTGCATCAACGGTAAATTTCTGTTCTTCCCAATTTTCGTAGATAACACCCTCGGAAATACCCCAATCACCTAACCCGGCAGTTCGGTAACGTCTAGGATTCTGTTCTTTCATTCTTTCGAACAATGCTCTATCGTTATCGTCCAACCACTCGTTACACATATAGTTGGTTGTTAATGCCAGTTTGTTTTCATCGTTTGGAGTGTCGAAAAATCGTTTCTTCAACCAGTGTTTCTCATTCCACGGGTTAAATGTAATAACAATCTGCTTGAAAAGTCCTTCTGCAATCTCACCACGGATAGATTCATCTAAAAGGTTAAAACTATCTTCGTCCATTACCTCATAGAACTCCTCGCCCCAACACCAACACAAACTACCTGTTGGTACTGTAATAGATGCCAACTTTAAAGCATCATCCATACCACGAAACAGAATTTTCTGCCCGGTTGGTTTATAGGTAATCTCTAACGGACTTTCTTTATATTGCCAGAAGTCTTGAACTCCTAACTGATTGATTGCCCATTTCAGATCCGCAAAGCAACTATCGTGTAACGTACTAAACACCTTTCTAACACATACCAAGTTTGCCGTTGGATATTGCATCAGTAAAACTATCCAACGTAAAGCGGTTGTCTTTGACTTCTTACTTGCTCTGCTCCCCTTGCACACAAGATAACGGCCTTTGAAGTTGAAAAATTCATCATATCCCTGTCCGATAACCTGTCGTAACGAAACTTGCTTTGCTTCTTGTGCTATGACAACCACTCCTTTCTCAAAAAATCAAAAAGGAGACTACCCTTTGACGGATAATCTCCCTGTTGGCTTTTTCTATGTGTTGGATAAACCGCAACCAACATATTCTATTTTCCTAAGTCGTTTTGAATGACAATAGGAATAATATTCGTATTAACATCTTTGTTGTATGCACCGCTAATCTTCAAAAGTTTATCGGCAGCATCTAACTTCTCCCGGTTATTCGGCTTTCTGACTACTGGTGTGATTTCCTGTTCGCCACCACCGATAAAACGGTTCATGTATTCTGTCATTTCTGCTTCGTTTCTCATAACAGATGTCAAAAATTCACGGATCTCTGCCGTAGTCGCAATCGTTTCTCGTTCAATCGTCTTTGTGACTGTCTGCAAGTAATTCTGTACTTCGGGTTTCTTGTACATATCTGCCCAAAGTCTCTTTGCCGACTTATGCGAATATCCGGCTTCTTCCATAGCAGCAACACCGTCACCACCATTTTTCATATAGGCATCACAAAACCTCTGCTCGGTATCTGTAAGGCCGTTATAATTCTTTAACTTACTTCTGGTTGCCATGTTGCCCCTTTCTTCCAAACCTAAAAAAGCCACCCATTACAGGCGGCTTTCCAGGAGGAGTATTCTAAAAATGTACTAATTCATCATCTATATCTTAACTCTATATTATTAAATTGTAAATATACACGGATTTTCCATAAATTTTCCCCTATAGACGGTTTTTTTCTGCGAAAAATTTTTAAAGGCCCTTTTTCTGTACCAAAAAATCACATGAAGTTCATGCAACCACTGATTATCTCGGCAGCCAAATCGCTTTCAGACTTTCCCTTACTTCTTGCCAGTGCTTTCAACTTCACATGGTCGGCACTATCTAACGACACCGCTATACAATCCTCACTTACTTTGTTGGTCGAAAAATCAACCATTCGTCTAAGCACACTTGTAAATGTTTCTCCGTTCTTTTTCGCAATGCCGTTTATCGTTGCTACTTGGTATGGTTCTAGTCTGATACTCACTCGTTTCATTTCAACTGTTTTCTTTGGTCGCATAGATATACCTCCCTCTCAAAAAATCACCTGTAGTATATACCCTTTTTATTATGTATGTCAATAACCTCATAAATGACATACAAGTATATTTTGGCCCCCTATGGTGGGTTTTTTATTCTGTAGGGAAGGATGGGTATAAGTTCAAATCCAGGTCAGCATCGGGACACCCCCCTCCCCATTTCCAAATATTCACTGGGAATTTTACCCTTTTTTGGGGTGCAATATGTGCCTTATGTATAGGGTACACGTTGTTTGCACTGTACAAAATGCACAAAACCGTATAAATAAAGGCTTTTCCAAGGCTTTCTCACACAGTACAACGCTCTAAAATGCCCGTATTTGCGTTATTATTATATAGGTATAGTAGTATATATGCCCATCGTTATAGCCCCTATTTCCCCTATTCATGCGCTAGAATGCCCATAGCCGAAAATGCCACACCCACCACCCACCAAACAGACTGTAAGCCGATAGTACAAAAGCATAGCAAACAAAAAAGCCTATCTTTCAAGCCGTAGTATATCTCTATATCCTTTCTTTCTCTATTTCCTTTTGTTTCCCTTATGTTATCGGCTTTTCGACACCTTGCCAGAACGTTCTATTTTGACTATATGCAGCCGTTTCTATCGTAGGTATATTAGAGTACACTAAACGCAAAAAGTCGCTATATGGGCCTTATACGCTTTTATACGCTATTATACCGTTTCTTCCTTTCCCCGTTCCCGGCTTTATCTTTTATTATTCTTTATTTGTTCGGCTTTTCGGCAGCGCAAACAAAAAAAGAAGATCCACCCGGTTTTTATCCGTTTAGATCCTCTCTGTTATTTTCTACTATGCTTTTATTTATCATGTTTTCCGGCACTATAGCCAAAAGAAAAATTTCTTCCGGGGCCGTCCTCTTTTGCGCCTTCTTTTTGTGTACCATGGTTTTTTCTGTCTCATTGTATGCCCCTTTAAAAAATAGTCTCTAAAAATGTATTTAACATATTCGCTTGTTCTTTACTTGCGTAAACCTCAAAATGCACTAAATTATAACAACCGCTGCTTTCGAATTTTATCTTGTTACGCATTAAGAACGCTTTAAAAAGATTACTTTCGTTTTGTGTTAATTCTACATTATACCATTTCATATTATAAACCCTTTATAAGTTATAGTCCGGGAAAACATTCCCTAAGTTAAAGCACGGTTCTATCCATAAATCTGTGTCTGTTTCTATATCCGTAATTATAATATGGTCCTGGAAAGTCGCTTTTACGATGCAAGGAACCATTTTTCTAATTGCATCAAAATCATCATTTTTATAAAATACTTTTTGATTCACTTTGAATAAATGCGTTAAATTTGACACTTTTGCACCCCTTTTACGCTCCTTCCTTTTATACCTCTTGACTATACATAATCAAATTTTCGTTAATATCAAATAGCAATCTATGCTTTATGCAGTTTGATTTATAAATACCCTCTATATTTTCTGGATATTCCCATGTATTAAAATTTCCGTTGTATCGCATCACGGCAGCAATTAACGCCTGTTTTGCCGATAAACAATAAAAAGACTTTTGTATAAACTCTCCCGCTTTTGCATCAAATAACGTTACTATACTTTTTTTCATTTTCCTTTCCTTTCTATAATGCGGCCCGGAATTATACCGGGCCTTTTGTTTATCTCCATTGTATAGCGTTATATTCCGCCGTTGTGCTAACAATAAACCTTGCTAAAATAATTTCTAATTCTTGCAATGCTTTTCTTGTTGCGTGTTCTTGTGTAGCATCTTCACATAATTGATAATGTAAAAATTGTATGTGTTTGTATATTTCAAAATGCCACGGTTGCACATTTTCAAAACCGTTTTTATATACTCTATTTTCCCATATATCTATATTTTGGTTTTTATAAAATATTTCTATTTCTTCCGGCTTTTCTTCCTGTCCTTCCAGGTAGCGTCCATTATAAGCGGCAAAATTTAATTCATAGAGTTTTTTATAAATCAGATCCGAATTATAAAAGCCGCATATAGTGCAATCGTTAAAACCATCAAAAACCGCTTTAGTCGGCGCAAAACCAAAAGAATTAAAACCCTGGTTTAAAAATCTAGAGATAAAATTTGATACCTTGCTAACTGTTTCTTTTTCCGCTATTAAACAACTCATTTTTTCACCCCGCTATTAAATATAATCACTGTATAAATTTTGTACTGTTGCGTATGGTTCCCGCATCCCGGTAATACTTAAACCGCAAAAAATCGAACACGCTTCTTTTATTTCTTTTTCCGCTGCTAAAACTCTTTCATACGCTTTATCCAGGTTTTTAATATATCCGTTTATATCCTCTATGTATGGTTTACAATCGTATGTTCTAAAGTTTTCCGGCGTTGTTTTCTGTATCTTGTTATCAACTAAAATTTTGATTTTTTCGCCGTTTTCGTATACTGTATCCATAAGAAGTGTATCGCCGTATGAATAGCCTTCTTTATTTAATTTATAAAGTCTTACTTCTTGACCGCTAATACTTGCGAAAATGTTTAATTTTTCTTTTATTTCTTCACGGATCTTTTTTTCCGTAACAGGTCCATATTGCTTCCCGGCGTAACTATTATAAATTTCTAATACTTGCGGAAAATATTCGCTAATAAAAGCGGCTTTTTCGTTATTCTTTAAAATTCTAATTGTAATTTCTAACTTTCTTCTTTCTTTACTTGCTTTAATCATTGCATCTTTTGCCGCTTTGCGGGCCTCTTGCCGTTCCTGGAATGTATCTAACGCCATAACCGCATCAATTCTTTTGCTTTCTTCCTGTTTTAATGTTTCAAGTTTTGCATACGCTTTTTTAATTTCTTTTTCAATTTCAATACTTTTTTTCATTGTTTTACTTCCTTTCTTTATTTGATTATTTATCGTTCCATTTTAAATCGTGTTCTTTGATGTATGTTTTGTATGCTTCAATCATGGTCTTATTAAAAAACGGATCTTGTTCTGCTCTTATAATTGCTTTCCCTAATTCTTCAAATACATTTGCTTTTAATGTTTCAATCTCAAACTCTACACTTTCCATACATGCTTTTAAACTAAAATCATAATCCATATTTTTTACTTCCTTTCTTATAATTGTTTTGTAGTTTCATTCCGCTTTAGCAGACTAAAGTGTTCCCTATAAGTCTATCTTACCATTAGTCGACTAATAAATCAAGTGTTTTTTTTATTTTTTTTAAAAAATCGTGTTTCTTCCTATATAATGCAAAAAATAGTTTGGTTTTTGTGTTCGTGTACTGGTATAAGGTTCATAGATCCGCCCCGTTTGGTCCCGTTGGTACAGTTCGTCAGTTTGCCATATACACGCCCGTAGCAGAAAAACGATTTGCCTTGAAAAGTGATTTGCTTTTCAAAAAGTGATTTGCCTTAAAACGATTTGCCTGGAAATAAAAAAGGGTGGAAGTTTTTACGCTCCCACCCGGAAATTTACATAGTCCGCCCATTACAACCGCTACTTGTCCGCATCCGTTCACGCTTGCAATCAGTTTTCTATGATGGACTTTTTGGCTGCCCCTTGCGCCCCACTTTACCCGTGGCGGTAATTCCAATATAAAATATGCGGCTTTTATATCTTCCTTAGATAATCAATAGTTTCAACGGAAGTCTTACGTTCTTTCCTTACGAACACTTTTTAATTTCAGACAGGTTTTAAATCGGCTGAAATCGTCCTGTTACTATCATAAACACCGATTCCTACTATAAGTAGTAGTCACTAGGCCGTAATCATTGTAAGAGTGCTTATCGGCTATTCACTCAACGGGTAATCAGTAACGGCATTACCTCTTGCCGGAAAGTCTCACGGTTCTTTCATACCAGAATGTTATTTAACTCAATTAGTGTTTATAGTGCAGTTCGTTTAATGAGTGGCCGTTACTTCTCGCCGATCCGCTACACTTTACCTATATATGTATATCCACTTATTACCCGCCACCGTTTCCGGCTTTTTGGTAGGCCTCAATATATAGGGTTTTGTGTTACTGTCTACATATTATCATAGTCGACTAATAAAGTCAATACCTTTTTTTCAACTTTTTTTAAAAAATAAGAGTAGGCTTTTTACACCTACTCTTTTATTACCTTTAATTTACCATTATCAATAGCAATTTGTGTTTCAATGGCCTTTTTGATAAACTCTGTTCTATTCGATTTGCCCGGATAGCGACCGTTTGTATTAACATAACCATGCTTTATACAATGTTCGTCTATCTTTTTTGTCATTTCATCCTTTGCCTGGAATCGAATTTCCAGTCTTTCGAGATTCTTTTGGATATATTCTGTTGTATATTCTGGTCTACTTGCCATTTTCTCACTCCTTATTACTATCCGACTAATACCATTCTATAAGAAAAATGATATTTTGTCAATATGATTTGCTCTATTGTAAAGAAATTCCTAATACCAATAACGCAAAACATATTATCAATAATACAAATATCAGTGAGCAGCCGAACTTTTTCCCTTTGTTTTCATTGCTCATGGCCTGTTTAGTTGCCGGATCTAATTCGATTTGCCGTGTGTAACGGTCCATAAACTTGAAACTTACGAACTGTGTTGGCTTTATGATAATATTCTTCACCGTTTCATTGTCTTTATATGTAATAACAAGGCTAGTTTCATTTGTTTTTATCTGTTTTTTCTTCGCTCTGCCACCAATTACGGCACCAGGAACACCAAATAAGACACCCCCGGCTATCGCACCACCGACGCTCGAAACATATTGCTCCTGTATCTGAACATCATTTACCATTTTCACACCAAGAACATCACTGTTATTGATTTTTTGAGTAATAATGCCGTTGCTGATTATCATTTCTGTGGCACTAGATGCAATATTCACATTATCCCCGGCTATAACACCGTCAATACCACCTATCAATCTACCGCTAACATATACACTTTCGTTTCCCATTTACACCCCTCCAAAATACGATTTGTTGTACTACAGATTATATGTCGAAATTCTGATAGTGTCAATGCGAATTGCCATAAAAAGCCACAAATATGATTTGCCTGTAGTTTTATACCCTTTCGACTTCTTTTGCGATTTCCTTTAATCTCTCGCAAATTCCGTAGAGTGCATACTCATACTCACTTACATCATGGTTTCCTGTCAGAATTGCTTCTGTTACTGCAAATAATGTTCTCTGTTCAATCATAATCTTGTCTTTCAATTCCATTGTGTTATCCTCCACCCCAAAAAAACGTTGCTTTTTCACAATGGTTATGCTATTCTAAGGGTGCAAATAGCACTCCATTGTGAGTGTTACCTAAAAGGGTAATCGTAGCCGCCAAGCAAGTCGATTATCCTTTTTGCTTTTCAATCTCTTTTCTTACCATTTGAACACCCATATTTATCACTTCGGTTCGACATATCCCCAATTTTTCAGCACAATACTGTAAATCGTCTGCTTCTTGATGCGTTAATCTCAATCCGATTTTAACACATTTTGGATTGTCGGTAAGTTTCTGCCCTTTCGTTAGTGGCATATAGACCTCCTTCTAATGGTTTTACCCTCTGTGATGTTTGCTCGACCAAACTTCACATTTTAATATATACCATATTATGTAAACTATGTCAAGCAAATATTTACATTTTTCTCCAACTGCCTTTAAAATAACTCCTGTTGCACTATTTGTAAATGATAAAATACAAACTTTTCTTTGCTTTTTCATAATGTGTTCGACACCTTTCTGCTTATATACACAAAAAAAGAACCCAAGATTTTATTTCTTGGATTCTTTTTCTTTCGTTGCGACCTTCCGGGTACACAACTTCGTGTTCACTACACGATGGAGTGCATAGGCTAATAGGTGTGATTATCGTTGACAAAAATTGAAGGTATTATTTGTTTGTTTTGTTTTTGTTTTTAGTTACAACCAAAATCCCTATGCTGATTCTGGAACGCTAACGGTAGGACTCGAACCTACACTACCTTATCGGTGCATTTACCTGTTATGCCACGTTAGCGAATGTTTTATTTTCCCGTGCTGCCGAAACCATTTGCCCCACGTTCTGTTTTTGGTAAGTTGTCTATCTCTACCAATTCAACCTCCGGCACTGGCAATATCATAATCTGTGTTACCTTGTCGCCCTTGTTAAAATGATAATCTCTGTTTCCGTGGTTCTGAACCTTAATAACAATCCCCCCGGTGTATGCAGCATCCACTAAACCAGTTGTTGTTATGTCCTGTTTGGTTAGCAATCCCGATTTAGAAATTACAACTCCGCAGAATTTTTTCGGTATAACCATGTGAACCCCTGTTTGCACTACTGCCGATCCTCCGGCTTTCACTGTAAATTCATACGGTGTGTATAAATCAAATCCGGCGTCAGTGTCCGGGTGTGCTTTAGTCGGCATCTTGGCCCCCTTGTCTAGCAAAATATCAATCCGCATCTGCTTGTACCCCCATCCACTTTTCTAATTTTTCTAAGGTTTCCAACGCCTTAATTCCTTTGTCGAGTGCTTCTCTCTTTGCTGCTATAAATGCTCCATCATTAAACGTAAACTTCATTCCTCTTAACCATTCTCTTGCTTCCTCATTAGTCATTTTTCACTTCCTCCTTACTTGCATACCATGCCAATGTTTTATGTCCGCAATATATGCACTTGCACTTTTCAAGCACGGCATTTTTATATACTGTTTCTTCTTTACTGTGTTCGTAATTATCTGCAACTCTGAACCCATTCTCCGTTGCAATGATAATCGCATCTTCAAAAGTGGATTCGTACAGATGTGGTACGAAATATCCGCTTCTAAGCCATAATGGAATGGCTTTGATGTAACATAATAACCGTTTCATGTAATCACTCCTTCCTTTCGTATTTTTCACACCAATTATCCGCATCTACAAAACTAGCCACATACTCACTGTCGGTATTGGTGCATATATACCCTTGCCAATCGTCATAGTGAACAAATTTGCAGTTTTTGCATCTGTGTATTGTAATAGTGTCCTTCAAGCACGTTCCGTCAGTAAGCCAACAAGGGCAACCGATGCAGACACCCGAAGGTAAGTTTTTATCTGCCATGATTACCACCCCTTACTTCAAAAAGAAATACTTTAACCATGTTGGCATATCCGAATTATAAATTGCATTAAAAAACCACTTATCAAATAGCAAACACAAAATAACTGTAATAATCATTACAAGCCAAATGATTAGTCCTACGAAATTAGAATTTCTCTTTTTCATCACTCCACCACCTTCTCAAACCTTCCACAATGGCACTTGCCTACTGTCTGCTCTCTGAAATCTTTGCACATACATTTGGTATCATCGGTTTTGGGTATTAAGCATGGACAGTATCCGTTGTTATCGTCTACCAGTTTTTTAATAGATTTATCTACTTCGACTATCTTCATGTAATCACTCCTTTACTTCTGCTTTAAGCCATTGCAAAATAAAATCTTTCGCACGATTATGAGTGCAAGTGTACCCACACCCATTCCCAAAATCCTTGCAATAATCAGCACAATCAAACCCTCTTGGTTCAATTATCTCTGCCAGTTCTTCATCGGACATTGCTCTGATTTTTTGTGCATTCGTCTTTGGTTTCTTCTGCTGATATGTTCTACATAGTTTTAAATCATTTCTCACAAAGTCGGGCATTGTGCATATATCTTCGTATTC